CCTTCGACGCGGTGAACGGGGTGGCGGTGGTATGCCAGAAGACAAAGACGGCGTGCAGACGGTTCCTGGAGGACCTGGGGAAGAGCCGGAGGGAGGATTATCCCTGGCGGTTCGACGGGCGGAAGGCCGCGCGGCCGGTTTTGTTTATGGAGCGGTTCCTCAAGCCGGTGAAGGGCGACTACGACCGGATGGAGCTGCTGGGCTGGCAGTGTTTTGTGGAGTGCAACCTGTACGGATGGGTCGCAAAGAGCGACGGGCTGCGGCGGTTCCGCGAGGCGCTGGTGCTGGTCGGCAAGGGGAACGGCAAGAGCACCATGATGGCCGGGAACGCCACCTTCCTGGCGTGCAAGGACCACGAGCCGGGCGCGGATATTTTGCTTTTGGCCAACAGCAAGGAGCAGGCCGGCATCGTTTTTAACGAGTGCAAGGCCGAGATCGAGGCAAGCCCGGCGCTGGCCAGCCGGTTCCGGACGCTGCGGGATGGGATCCACTACGACAAGGACAACGCGACCATACAGCACCGGAGCAGTGACAGCCAGAAGCTGGACGGACTGAACCCGCACGGGGCGATCTTCGACGAGATCCACGAGTACCGGGATTTTAAGCTGCTCAATATTATTAAGCGGTCGACGGTCAAGAGGCGGCAGCCGCTGGTGATTTACATCACGACCATGGGGGACGTGATTGACGGGCCGCTGGCGCAGTATTACGGGCTTTTCACGGACGCGATGGAGGGCAAGCTGAATCCGGTCATATCTGACCGGATGTTTTGCTTCATCGCGGAGATGGACGAGGGGGACGACCCGGAGGACTGGAAGAGCTGGGGAAAGGCCAACCCGAGCCTGGGGAAGACGCTGCAGATCGAGACGCTGCGGACCGAATGGGAGCGGGTCAAGCTGGTGCCGCAGGAGCGGGCCAACTTTATCTGCAAACAGCTGAACATCATGGTCAACGCCGACGACATGGCCTACGTACAGCCGGAGGTCATCCGGCGGAATGACGGGGTCATCGAGCTGGAGAGCCTGCTGGGGCGGCGGTGCTACGGGGGCTTTGACCTGTCCAACCGGGAGGACTTCACCGCGGCGGCGCTGGAGTTCCCGCTGGATGATGGGCGGAGTTTCGTCATGCTGCACAGCTGGGTGCCGCAGCGGAAGGTGGACGCGGACCAGGAGAAAATCGACTACTATGGGCTGGCCATGCGGGGATATCTGACCATCGTGCCGGGGGAATACATCCAGCAGGAGGACGTCTTTGAGTGGTTCCGGGAGATGGGGCAGAAATACGAGATCCTGACCATCGGATACGACCCGGCGAACGCGACGCGGCTCCGGCAGATGCTGGAGGAGCGGTTCGAATGCCAGGTGGTCCGGCAGGGGCCCATCACGCTGAACGACCCCATGAAGGACATCAAGGAGCAGCTGCTGGCGGGGAAGATCGTCAGCAACTGTGACCCGATGCTGATCTGGTATACCGACAATGTCAGGATATCCGGGGAGCGGCGGCATCTGGACAAGGAAAACTGGATGCCGATGAAGCGGAATAAGTTCCGCAAGATTGACGGATTTATGGCCTGGCTGGATGCGCATTGCGTCCGGATGCAGAAGGATCCGGTCGGGGGCGTCATGCCTACGCCGGCGGTGCGGGTGGTGGATCTGAGCCGGATCGGAAGACGGCGGGGGTGACGGCTGCCGGGCGCGTCGATGGGCGGATCCCCGGGGCATACCGTCCCCGGGACACGGCTCTCGCCTCCGCTGCGGCCTGCAGCGGCACAAAGGCACTGGCGGCGCTGCGCTTGCCACTGCCTAAGTGCCGGCGGCCGCAGAGGGTCCCGGATGACGGCATGCACCCGGACCGCCCAAGATGACAACATGATCACGGGGTTTTCCCCCGGGAGCGCTTCGAACGAGGCGCTTTTTTTGTACCAAAAAGGAGGGAGCGCCAATGTGGCCTTTTGGCCGAGGAAGCGGGAAGCGGGCCCGGGATAAGCCCGGGAAGGGACGGAAGATCCGGAACACGGCAGGCGTGCCGCGGCCGGAGAGGCGGATCCCCAGCGGGCTGCGGAGCATTTACCGGCCGCGGGCGGACCGGACGGCCGAGGGGAATGAGGCCATATATGCCGCGGTGAGCAGAATTTCCAATACCGTCGCGAGCATGCCGATGCACCTTTACCGGGGATATGAGATCCAGAAGGACCACCCGCTGGAGCGGCTGGTGAGCCTGGAGCCGCACCCGGCCTACACGGCCTTCGGGTGGAAGCAGACCTTCGAGGTGCTGCGGAACACCGAGGGGAACGCGTACGCCCTGCGGATCCCGAACGGGATCGGGGGCATTGAGCGGCTGGACATCCTGGATCCGACGCGGGTGCAGCCGAAGATCGACCCCAGGACGGGGGAGAGCTGGTTCGAGATCAGCCCCGAAGAGGGCGGGCTCATGTACGCGCCCGGGTTCATGGTCATTAACCTCAAACATTTGAGCGGGAATGGGATCCGGGGGATCCGGCCGATCGATGTATTGAGGCGGAGCCTGGATTACGACACGCAGGTGAAGGAGCTGGCGCTGGACCAGCTGGACGGGATCAACCGGGGGATCATGCTGACCGTGCCCCACACGGGGTTGAGCCAGGAAGCCAAGGAGGACGTGGTCAACCGCTTTTTGGAGACATACGAAAAGAGCGGGAAAAGCGTGGTCATCCTGGAAGGCGGACTGACCGCCACGAATTTCAGCACGCCGCCGGTGGACGCGCAGCTGCTGGACGTGGAGCGGATCACCCGGAACCGGGTGGCGACGGTCTACAACCTGCCGCCGCACCTGCTGGGGGATTACACGGATACCAGCTTTTCCACGGCTGAGCAGCAGATGCAGGAGTTTTTGCAGCTGACCATCACGCCGATCGTGCAGCAGTGGGAGGAAGAGTTCAACCGGAAGCTGCTGAGCGAGGACGAGTACCGGGCCGGGTACCGGTTCCGCTTCGACACGGACAGCCTGACCCGCGCGGACGTGGCGACCACAGCCAACCGGAACCAGATGGCGATCCGGGGCGGATGGATGAAGCCCAACGAGGTGCGGGAAAGCCAGGGCCTGCCGCCGGATCCGCTGGGGGACCAGCTGATGAGCAGCCGGGACCTGATCCCGCTGCGGATCGCGGTGGAGCATCCGGAGCAGCTGCTGGGCGGCGCGGCCGCGCCTGCGGCACCCGCCGGGGGCGGGAACGAAAACGGCGGGGAAGGAGGAAACCGAAGAACATGAGATTCTGGAATTTTTACCAGGAAGAGCCGGAAGAGACCGAGGAGACCGAGGAAACCGAGGAGACGGAGCGGCCCGGAGAGCCGGAGACGGAGGACATCCGGCCGGTGGATGTGATCGACATCAGCGGCGAGATCATCGCCGGGGAGGACTGGGCGCGGATCGGCGGGGCCTGCTACGCGACGGAGTTCCGGCGAGCGCTGGACGGCGTCGGGGACGTCACCGTGCGGATCAACAGCCCGGGCGGGGACGTGCTGGCAGGCGCGGAGATTTACAGCGCGCTGCGGGAGCACTCCCTGAACGGGAAAGGCCGGGTGCGGGTCGAGATCATGGCCCTGGCGGCGAGCGCGGCCAGCGTCATCGCGATGGCCGGAGATACGGTGTGGATGTATCCGACCGCGTACATGATGATCCACAACCCGTGGACGGGGGCCGTCGGAGACGCGCGGGAGATGCGCAAGGCGGCGAAAACCCTGGACGAGATCGCGCGGGGGCTGATCAACGCCTACAAGATCAAGACCGGCAAGACCGAGGACCAGCTGAAAAAGATGCTGGACGCGGAGACCTGGATGAGCGCGGGCACATGCGTCATGGAGGGCTTCGCGGACGGTGTGATCGGCGCCAATGGCGCAGGGCAGAGGGCCGCGGCCATGGCCGGAGGCAGAGACGCCCGGGTCATGATGGCCGCCCGCAGTCACGGGATAAAGGACCTGATGGCCTACATCCGGGCCGAGGAGACCGATGATCCGGAGGAAGAGCGCGAAGAAAAGCCCGCGACGGATCCGGAGGAGACGGAGGAAGAAACCGAGGCCGAGGAGACCGAGGAAGAGCCCACTGATCCGGAAGAGGACGAGCCGGAAGCCGAGGAGACCGAGGAGGACCCGGACGAGGAAACGGATCCGGATGATCCGGAAGAGACGGACGCCGAGGAGACCGAGGAAGAGCCTACTGATCCGGAGGAAGAGCCGGAGACGGAGGAAACCGAGCCGGACGCCAGGGCGGAAGAGGATCCGGAGGAAGACCCGGACGAGGAAACGGATCCGGAAGAGGACGATCCGGAAGCCGAGGAGACGGACGAGGATCCGGAGGAAAACCCGGACGAGGAGACCGATCCGGATGATCCGGATGAGGATGATCCGGAGGCCGAGGAGACCGAGGAAGACCCGGACGAGGAAACGGATCCGGACGAGACAGAGGAAGAGCCCGAGCAGACGGACGCGGAGGACATGGCGCGGACGGAGGCCCGGGCTCTTCTGATGGACGAGATCCTGGCCGTGCGGATCCTGATGGGCCAGGAGATGTGAGGAGGGACAGGATGACACTGAAGGAACGGATGGACGCCATCACGTACCAGGGGCGGAAGCTGACGGCCATGGTCAACAGGGCCGCGAAGCTGGGCTCCGGGGCTACGACGGAGCAGCTGAGGCAGGCCCAGCGGGAGATCGGAGACGCGCGGGCCAAGCTGGAGACGATGAAGGCGGAATACGAGACCGCCAAAAGAGAAAGGGAGGAAAACATCATGGAAAAGAACACCACCAAGGCGCTGAACGTGCTGCAGAGCAAGAGCAAGCAGATCCGGAGCACCAATGAGTATGTGCAGGCCTTCTGTTACGCGGTGAAACACGGCCTGAACCGCAAGAACGCCTGGGGCAACGAAAAGGCCAAGATTCTTTACGACGCGCTGACCGAGACCGGCGGCACCACGCCCGGCGAGGACGGCGGCTTCCTGGTGCCCATCGACATCGACAACACCATCAACGAGCTGCGCCGGGCGCTGAATCCCCTGGCCGACCTGTTCAGCCAGGAGACCGTCAGCGCGCCCACCGGCTGGCGCGTGAAGGACACGGCGCCCACCACCGGCATGAGCCTGGTGGCCGAGATGGGCACCATCGCGACCAACGACCAGCCCGCCTTCGCCAAGGTGCCCTACAGCGTGAACAAGTACGCGCTGATCGTGCCCGTATCCAATGAGCTGATCGCGGACGAGGCCGCCAACCTGATGGCCTATCTTTCCCGGTGGTTTGCCAAGAAGCTGGTTATCACCGAAAACGGCCTGCTGATCGACAAGCTGGACGACCTGACCGCGGCCGCCCTGAAGCCCAACAAGACCGGCGCCACCGAGCTGGACGGCATCAAGACCGTGCTCAATGTCACGCTGGATCCCGCCATCAGCCTGGGCGCCCACATCCTGACCAACCAGAGCGGTTTCGATGCGCTGGACCAGATCAAGGATGACCAGGGCCTGTACATCCTGCAGCCCAACCCCATCAACCCCACCGAATACCGTATGTTCGGCCGGCCGGTCCACGTGGTGAGCAACGCGGTGCTGCCCAACGGCACCGGCACCAACTCCACCGCGGACGTTTACATCGGCGACTTCAGCCAGTACGCGACGCTGTTCCGGCGCGAGGGCTTCGAGGTGGCTTCCACCGACATCGGCGGCAGCGCCTGGCGGACGGATTCCACCGAGGTCCGCGGCATCGCGCGGCTGGGCGCGAGCCTGTTTGACGACGAGGCCGTCGTGCGGCGCACCATCACCCTGTAATCCTGACTTTTCGCGGAGGGAAACCAGAGGGCCGGCGTCCTGACACGGGCGCCGGCCCTGAAACGTGAAAGGGGCGGATGAAAATGAGGGCATACCAGATCGAGGAAAAGCTGGATCGGCTGGAGATGGCCGTGGAGGCGCTGCGGGCGGAAGTCGAGGGGATCAAGAGCGACATCCGGAAGCGGCACGAGGCGGACGGCCAGGCGGACGGCCAGGCGGAAGCGGCCGGAGAGACGGGGACGCCCAAAAAGCGGACCCGGAAGAAGGCCGAGCCGGCGGAGTAAGACGGAAAGGGGCCGGATTGTGCCCTGTTTTGGCTCCAGACGGCCGGGGGAGGCCGGAGGGCACCGGACGGACGTGGAGGGACGGACGGGCCCGGAGGGGCCAAAACAGGGCACAAACGGCATAGAGAACGAAAGGGGGCGGCCGGATGGCTGTAAGTATTGAAGGGCTGCGGCGGTTCGCGGGCGCGGATCCGGAGGAGGACGACAGCGTGCTGACCGCGTGCCTGGAGGCCGCCATGGAGTGGTACGCGGGGGCCGGGGTGCCCCAGGATACCACGGGGGCGCTGTATGACTTCTACGTGCAAAACCTGGCGGCGTATTTCTACGACAGCCGGGGGACGGCGGAGCCGGGCGCCCATATCCCGGATGAATTTATCAGCAGCGTGCACATGCTGCGGGCTGCGGGGAGGTGACAGCGGTGGCGCGGACGATGAAAGCGGGAGACCTGCGGCAGATCGTGACACTGCTGCGCCCGCGGCAGGTCATCGGAGCGAACAACCGGAGGACGGTCGAATGGGACGAGATCGGGGGGATCCGGGCCCAGAAAAGCGACGTCAGCGGGCGGGAGTTCTGGCAGGCCCAGGCCTACAACGCCGAGGACGTGGTGACCTTCACCATCCGCTGGCGGGACGACATTAACGCCACCTGGCGGATCCGGCACGGGGAGACCACCTACAACATCCTGGAAATCAACCACCTGGGGAACATGCGCGACTTCATGCGGATCAAGACCCGGGCGGTCGGCGCCGGGGGGGTGTGATAAGTGGCGGACCGGATCGAGATGATGATCGACCGGCTGAGCGAGGGGATGCCGGGGGTCATATGGGAAAGGGACGCGGCGGATGTGCTGCGGCCGGAGGACTGGGGCGCCGTGGAGCTGAGAAGCGGCGCGGACACGCAGTGGAGCGACGGACAGCCCACGGACGAGGCCACGGGGATCGACCTTTATCTGTGTGTGAACGACCGGGAGGCCGGATGGCTTGACACGGTGGAGACGATCCTGCGGGCATACGACGACGAGGTGGCCTGGATCACGTGGCAGCTGGCAGACCGGGCCTGGATGCCCGAGATCCAGCACACGCTGTGGCGGTGGCGGGTCACGCTGTACGAGCCGATCATGACGGAGG